CCCGAGCTGTCGGCCTGGGTCGGACAGGCCGTCCTGGCGCGGGATGGCGCCATCCACAATCCGGATCATGCCCACTTGGTGGATGCAGACGTGGCGTTCCTCTGGGCGCCGGGCGCGTTCGAGAAGGCTGGTCGCACCGTGCTGGGCCAGGCCGAGCAGGTCATGTTCCGCGCCGGCGGCTGGCAAAAGGCCCGCCAGGAACAGCAGATGATCGAATGGTTCGGCGGCGTGCCGGAATTCCTGATCACGCTGGCGGCAGACTACTGCGCCACGTGCAGCGATGCGGAATTCTGTGCGCTGGTTGAGCACGAGCTGTACCACGTGGGGCAGCGCACCGACGAATTCGGCGCGCCGGCATTCGACCGCGAGGGCCGGCCGAAGCTTCGGATCGTCGGCCACGACGTGGAAGAGTTTGTCGGTGTGGTGGCCCGCTACGGGCCGTCCATGGATGTGCAGCGCCTGGCGGCCGCCGCCGGCGCGCAGCCCACTGTGGCGCGATTGAATATTGCTCGGGCATGCGGTGCTGCCTCAAGGTGGCCTAAGTAGCGTCGCGTTTTTTCAATAGCCTTCAGCGCGCCGGACGGGAGCGCCTCGTACATGGCCTGAATTTCCTTGGGTTGCGAGATCATCTGCTGCACGATCATGTTGACCAAATTGAACAGGCTGGCGACGTGCTCGGCATGGTCATCTTGGCTCATCTCCCCCGGGTGCACGGCGTTGTTGCCAACCACTCGGACAACATCCAATGCCCTCTGTATATCCGAATGCAGACCGCGCCTCACCAGAGCGCCGATGTCGTCGTTTATGTTCTTTCCAGGCAGTTCCAGCGCGATGCACAGTTTCTGAACGACCAAGCGTAGCAACGCGGCTGCGCCGCGGGGTGAGCGGGCGGCTATCTCTCTGGCTTCTTCGAAGTCTGCCCGGCAGCTCTCTGGCATGTCGCGATGAGGTGCAGGTGCGACCACTTTGGCTGGATAAAGCATGACGCCTACGTCCTTCGACAACCCTCTAAAAGCACCTTCATTATCGGGGCGCCTCCACAACGACATTTTGGCGCACGCTTGGCATGTCGATTGGCTGAACGGAGTAGCTGCCGGCCCAGCACGTAGGTCCGCCCATGCCATTTGCGCAAAAGCAAAACAATGGGGGCAAATAAACGACGCAGCTCTGAATTGAGGGAGTTTCATTGTGGGGTTCCGAGGGCGGTGTTTTGTTTTGTAACACAAGAGATGTGCGAGGCTGAACCATGGCCAAACTCACAGATGCGCACAAGCGCTTCATCGTCCAGGGCCTGGCCTGCTGGGATACCCCCAGCCAGGTCGCGGAGGCCGTCAGGGACGGATTCGGCCTCGACGTGCCGCGCACGCAGGTGGCGCAGTACGACCCGACCAAGGTGGCCGGGAAGGCCACCGCCAAGCGGTGGGTGGAATTGTTCTGGGAAACGCGCAAGCGTTTCACCGAAGAGCAGGCGGACATCGCGGTCGCGCAGCAGTCATATCGTCTTCGGCAGTTGGGCAAGATCTACGAACGGCACATGCAGCGCGGCAACGTCGTCGGAGCTGCCGCGGTGCTTGAGCAGGCCGCCAAGGAGAGCGGCGGAATGTTCACCAACAAGAGGGAACTGAGCGGGCCTGGCGGCGGGCCCATCCCGATGATGCCCACCACGATCGAGCTGGTGGCCCCGGATGTCCAGCAAAGCGCGGATTGAGCTACCGCCGAAGCTGATCCCGGTTTTCAGCGGTAAGGCCCGGTACCGCGGCGCGCATGGCGGGCGAGGCTCGGCGAAGACGCGGTCCTTCGCCAAGATGACGGCGATCCGCGGCTACATGTTCGCGGAGGCCAGCATCAGCGGCATGCTGCTGGGCGCCCGCGAGTACATGAACTCGCTCGACGAGTCGTCGATGGAGGAAATCAAGGCGGCGATCCGGTCCGAACCGTGGCTGGACGCCTACTACGACATCGGCGACAAGTACATCCGGACCAAGAACCGGCGTGTCTGGTACGGATTCGCGGGCCTGCGCCACAACCTGGACAGCATCAAGTCCAAGGCCCGGATCCTGATCGCCTGGATCGACGAGGGCGAGAACGTCAGCGAAACGGCTTTCATCAAGTTGCTGCCCACGGTCCGGGAGGAAGGTCCGGGCTGGAATTCCGAGGTTTGGGTCACCTGGAACCCGGAGAAAGATGGAAGCCCCATCGACGAGCGGTTCCGGAAGAATCCGCCGCCTGGCGCCAAGATCGCCGAGCTGAACTACGCGGACAACCCCTGGTTTCCGCAGGTACTGGACGATGAGCGCCGCGCCGACCGGGAGCGCATGGACGACCAGACCTATGCCTGGGTCTGGGACGGCGCCTACCGCGAGAACAGCGAGGCCCAGATCCTGGCCGGCAAGTATCGCGTGGCCGAATTCCAGCCGGGGCCGGGCTGGGACGGCCCGTACTTCGGCATCGACTGGGGCTTCTCGCAAGATCCGACGGCGGGCGTCAAATGCTGGATACACGACGACAGACTGTGGATCGAGTACGAGGCGGGCAAGGTCGGCCTCGAAAACGACGATATCGCCCAGTACATGATCGACAGGCTGCCCGGCATCGAGTTGCACGCCGTGCGCGCCGACTCGGCCCGGCCCGAGACGATCAGCCATGTGAAGAGCAAGGGCAAGGAAGGCAAGCGTGCCAATCTGCCCCGGATCGAGGGCGTGGAGAAATGGCAGGGCAGTGTCGAGGACGGCATTGCCCACTTGCGCTCTTACAGGGAAATCGTCCTGCACCCGCGGTGCACCAAGACGCTGCGTGAGGCGCGGCTGTACAGCTACAAGGTCGATCGCCAGAGCAACGACGTGCTGACCGACATCGTCGACAAGCACAACCACTACTGGGATGCCACGCGCTACGCGCTGGCGCCGGTCATCAAACGCAGCGGCTCGATGGGCCTGCTGCTCCCGAAACGACTGCAGGGAAGGTAATGGCGATTTTCAAACTGGCGGCGCTGGACGGTTCGGTGGAGATGGTCGTGCGTGCGCGCTGCCTTAGCTGCGCCCGCGCCGTGGCCGTAGATCAGGCCGGCCCGGAAGGCACGCGGGTCTGGCGCGATTCCAGCCTGTCCAGCGTTGAGCTGGTGCGCGAAACGGAGAAGACGGCCCTGATCCTCAGGGCGGAGCGGAAATGACGGACAAACTTCAGCTGGCGGTCAACCATGCATTGAATGACCTCCGGATGGTGCGCGCCCGCATGGGGCTGCTCAACCCTGGCGGGCTCGGCCTGGACCAGAAGCGCAGCATGGCCTGGTGCGAGTACGGTTTCCCGGAAAGTGTCAGCTACGACATGCTGTTTAGCCTCTACCGGAGGGGCGGCATCGCTCACGGCGCGGTGAACAAGTTGGCTGGGTCGTGCTGGAAGACGGCGCCCGAGGTCATCCAGGGCGGCGAGGAAGAACGATCCGCGGATGAGACGGCCTGGGAGAAGTCGATATCAGCCACGCTAACGCCGTCAATGTGGCGCCAATTCGCGGACGCGGACCGGCGACGGCTGGTGGGGCGCTACGCCGGCATCATCCTGCGCTTGCGCGACAGCCAAGAATGGGACCAGCCCGTCCTGGGGGGCGCTAAGGCTCTTGCTGGCATGATCGTGTCATGGGCTGGCGCGCTCACCGTGGCGGAATGGGAATCCGACATCAAGTCGGACGCCTACGGCAAGCCCAAGATGTGGCAGTACGTGGAGGCCGGCATCAGCGGGCAGCCGGCGCGCAATGTTCGAATCCACGCCGACCGGATATTCATCCTGGGCGACTATTCGGCTGATGCTGTCGGCTTCCTAGAACCGGCCTACAACGCCTTCGTCAGCTTGGAAAAGGTGGAAGGCGGATCCGGCGAAGCGTTCTTGAAGAACGCCGCGCGCCAGGTTGCGGTCAACTTCGACAAGGAAGTCGACCTGCGGTCGATTGCAGCGGCCTACGGGGTCAAGGTCGAGGAGCTGCAGGAGCGGTTCAACGACGCGGCCCGCGAGATCAACCGCGGCAACGACACCATGCTGATCACGCAGGCGCGTCTGTCTCGCCCCTGGTGTCGCAGGTGCCTGACCCTCAACCCACCTACAGCGTCAACCTGCAGACCGCCTGCGCCGCCATGGATATCCCGTCGCGGATCCTCATCGGCAACCAGTCGGGCGAGCGCGCCAGCACCGAAGATCAGCGGTATTTCAACGCCCGGTGCCAAGCGCGCCGGAACACGGAGCTGGCCTTCGAGATCCACGACTTCGTCACGCATCTCATCCGCATCGGGGTGCTGAAGGCCCAGACCGAATATTCGGTGATCTGGGACGACCTGAACGAGGCCACGCCGGCGGACAAGCTGGCCAGCGCCAAGCTGATGAGCGACGTCAACACGGCGGCCATGGGCACCGGTGAGCTGGTGTTCGACACGAACGAGATCCGCACGGCCGCGGGCTTCGAGCCGCGCGACGAGGCGGAGCCGCCGCTTGATGATGACGATGATGAGGACGAGGATGGCCCGGGCGCCGATCCTGCCGGCGAACGCGGCCGATCCGACCGGCGTTGACCGGCTGGAACGCGGTGCGATCCGAGATCTGGCGCGCCGGGTGGCGCAGGTCCGCAGGGCATATGTCAGGGCCATCGACCAATTCCGGCCCGAGCTGGCGGTCAACAAGCGCTACACCTTCCGCCTGGACCCGGCCATCCTGGCCAGGGTCTATGACGACCTGGATCGCCTGACGGACGCTGTGTTCCTGCAGGGCGGCCAGCAGCAGCTCTGGTTCTTCGACAGCTACGTCGGCGTGGCATACCTGCGCGGTACCGCCCAGGAATTCGCCAACCTGGCACAGCAGTCCCCGGCGTATTCGGCCGGCCGCCAGGACCTGGCCAACCTTTTGCGCAGCCGCCCCTATCAGGACCGGATCGCGCTTATACAGGCGCGCGAGTTCGAGGAAATGAAGGGGCTGTCCGGCCAGGTGAAGGCCGACATGGGGCGCGTGCTGTCGGACGGCCTGGCCCGCGGCCTGAATCCTAGGGAGATTGCCCGGAACCTGTCCGATCAGGCGGGCGTCGAGGCGCGTCGGGCGAAGAAGATCGCCCGGACCGAGATCCCGACAGCGCTGCGCCGCGCGCGGATGGACGAGGCGGACGACGCCGCCGAGACCTACGGCACCCAGGCCATGCAGATGCACATGTCGGCGCTCAGCCCGACCACGCGGGCCCACCACGCCAACCGGCACGCCAAGCTGTTCACGACCGACCAGCAGCGCGCCTGGTGGGCCAAGGATGGCAATTCCATCAACTGCAAGTGCAGCACGGTGACTGTGTTGGTCGATGGCGACGGCAAGCCGTTGGTGCCGGGCATCGTGGAGCGTGCCCGCAAGAACTACCAGGCCATGAAAGCCAAGGGCAAAGGCGCCTGGACGGAGGAACGATGAAGGTCAAACACATACTGCTGGTCCTGGGCCATGCGCTGCGCGGGCGCGTTCGCGGGGCCGTCGTGCTGCAAGTGAATTCGGATGGCGCGGCCGAGCGCATGCAGGTCAACGTCACCACGCAGGTGAACGCCAAGGCAATCCGTCGGGAAGCGCACAACGGTCGCCAGCACTGGGTGGTGCCCAGCTACACGCTGCCCGCCGATGTCGTGATGAACGGCGGCCTGTACCCGGCCGGCGAGATCGACGCCCACTACCAGAAACTTGAGGGCACGCTGGCGCCCCTGGGGCATCCCCAGGTGAACGGCGAGTTTGTGTCCGCTTTCAGCCCCGAAGGGATCAACGTCGGCCACGTCGGCGCCTGGAACCGCAACGTCAAGAAGTCCGGCAACCGCGTCTATGTCGAGAAGTGGATCGACATCGAGGTCGCCAGCCAGAGCCAGGGCGGGAAGCGCCTGATCGAGCGCCTGGAAGCGCTGGAGAAGGGCGAAGACGTTCCGCCGATTCACACCAGCGTCGCGGTGTTCTTGGAGAGGGTTGCCACGGCTCAGGCCGACGGCGGCTATGAGTGGATCGCAAAGATCCATGGAATGGACCATGACGCCATCCTTCTGGACGAGGTCGGCGCGGCCACGCCGGAGCAGGGCGTGGGCATGATGGTCAACGCGGATCGGGCGGTCCCGCTCGCCGCGAATGCCGGCGCACTGGTCGGTGAATCCTACCGGGAGCGCGAGAACCGCATCCAGGCGGCCGCTAAGGCCCGCTTCGCGCCTGGCCCGGACGAGTACGTCTGGGTGGCAGATTTCACCGAAAGCCAGGTCGTGATCGTCAAGAACGGTGGCAACGCGGAGGCATACGGCTATTTCGCGGAGGGCGGAAAGATCGTCTTCGACGATACGGGTAGCCCAGTCGTGCGGCAGGAATCCTGGGTGGCCGCCGCCTTCAATTCCCTGAAACGAGTTTTCAACCAGCAGGCCCGGCCTGCACAAACCAAGGAGGGCGATATGCCTCTCACCGCTGAAGAAAAGGCCGAGCTGACCACCGACATCAGCAAAGCCATCACCGCGAACATCGGCCAGGCCATTGCCGACGCCATGAAGCCGGTCACGACTGCCGTGGACGAGCTGCAGGCGAACCACAAGGCTCTGGCCGACACGCTGACGGCCAACGCGCGCGCCGCGGAAGCGACAAGCGCAAGGCCGTGGCCGCCAAGCACGGCGACGTCGTGGCGAATGTGCTGTCCGGCGAGGCGCTGGAAGCCATGTTCAAGTCGCTGGGCGACGCCGCGACGCTGGCCGGCAACTCCGGCCAGGGCCAGGCCGCCGGCCTGACCGCGGACGTGTCCAACCTGCCGAAGGAGTAAGCCATGAGCCGCTACCGCCGCGTCAATATCGACGGCCAGTCGCTGTACAAGACCGAAACCCGCCTCGCCGCGGCCGCGCTGTTGCCCGGCACCTTCGCCGTGATCAACGGAGACGACAAGTTCGCCCAGGCAGCTGCTACCGTCGGCCGCCTGTATGTCATCGACTGCGCTACCACCAGGGCCTGGGCATCCGCGACGCCGTTCCCGCTGGCAATTCCGCCGTCGGCAACTACGTCGAGGAGGGCCGCGAGCTGGCCATCCTGTGCCCGGCCGGCACCTATGCCAAGGACACGCCCATCAAGCTGGGCTCCAACGGCCTGGGAGCCATTGCCACGGACGACACCGACATGGTGCTGGGCTACAGCCAGGACGATGCCGTGATCGCCGCCAGCACCACCGACTTCATCCGCGTGCGCTTCCGCGTCGGCACCGTCGCCGCGGCCGCCGGCGAGCCTTAATCCGAGGAGAAGGCAACATGTATCTGACTCAATCCGCAATCGCGGCGCACCCGCGACTGATGGGGCACTATCAGGATCTGCAGGCCAACCGCAATATCTGGAACCGCCAGAACGAGGCCATGATCGTCGCCAACCGGGCCGTGATGACGCCCGAGATGCTGGCCTGCAATGCGCTGGCGGGCCTGGGCCGCGAGTTCTGGGCCGAGATCGACAACCAGATCATCCAGTACCGCAACCAGGAAACCGGTATGGAGATCGTGCAGGACCTGCTTCGCGTGCAGACGGTGCTCAACATCGGCAAGACCGCCAAGCTCTACAACGTGGTGGGCGACATCGCCGACGACGTGCAGGTGACCATCGACGGCCAGGCACCGTATTCGTTCGACCACACCGAGTACAACTCGGACGGCGATCCGGTGCCGGTCTTCACGGCCGGCTATGGCGTCAATTGGCGCCACGCGGCGGGCCTGACCACCGTTGGCATCGACCTCGTGCTGGACTCGCAGGGTGCCAAGCTGCGCAAGTTCAACAAACGGCTGGTGTCGTACGTGCTGGATGGCCACAAGGACATTCAGGTCCAGAACTATCCGGCGCAAGGCCTGCGCAACCACCGCAACACCGTGAAGGTGAACCTGGGCAGCGGTGCCGGCGGCGCGAACATCGACCTCACCACCGCCACCCAGCAGCAGGTGGTCGACTTCTTCACCAAGGGCGCGTTCGGCCAGGCCGCGCGGGCCAACAAGGTGGATGCCTACGACGTCATCTGGGTATCGCCCGAGATCATGGCCAACCTGGACAGCGACTATGTCAACGGGGGCGTCATTAACGGCACCGTCCGCGAGCGTGTTCTCGCGCGCGCCAAGGTTCGCGAGTTCCGCGAAACCTACGCCCTGTCGGGCAACGAGTTCCTGGCTACCAGCGCCGTCAGGACGTGGTTTCGCCTCTGGTCGGCATGTCGACGGGCACCGTGCCGCTGCCGCGACCCCTGCCGCAGACGAACTACAACTTCCAGGTCATGGCCGCCATGGGCCTGCAGATCAAACGCGACGACGAAGGCCTGTCGGGCGTCATCTACGGCGCCAATCTGGCGTAAGGAGCCGACATGCACAAAGTCGAAGTCATCCGGCCCTGGAATGGGGTCCAGCGCGGCCAGGTGCTGGAGCTGAAGGAAATCCCCGCTGCACTGCGCGCCAACGTTCGAGAGATCGGCGAACAGGCGGCGCCGGCCGGCCCCGTCGAGATCGATATCCAGGCTCATATCGATGAGGCAGTCCGGCAGGCGCTGGACGGTACGCGAAGCGACATCATCCGCATGCTGGACAACGCCCGCCGGGAGCCGACGAAATCGTATTCGCCGCCCACGAGGAGGCGGGCCGAATCCGC